GGTGCAAGACACAAAGCAAAAACAATAGCACATGCTAAATATTTTACAATATTTTCTTTCCAATAATAAGGAGATTGAGAATCAAAGACAGCTAAACGACGACTTTGATCTGTAAAAGCTCTTTTAACAGATGATTTAACACCACGATAAACTAAACCTGAGCGCCATAATAAATAAAGGTTCAAAGAACCAACTTTACTAGCACGTTGAAATACGGCTCTTTTTTCAGCAACGTCATACATAATAACACCAGTAACATATTGATAGATCTTTTTGTCAGATGTACAATAATCAATAGTTGCTCCCACATTACAAAAAACAAATTTGGTATCTGCAATGTCATCTAAATGAACATCCAAATAAGTTTCCTTAATTTCTAAACTAACCATATCTTTACTATACATAACTTTTTTAAGTGCTTTATTATCTATAATATCACGACGGGTAAGTTTTTGAAATACTGCATCAAATTTAACAAAGGCTTTAACCTCAGTGTCCGGTTGAACAATTTCGGCAATTTGACCATCTACAGCATTTTTAAAACAAACTTTAGCACACATTTTGTAGTCAGTCATTTTATGATAAGTTACCATGATAGAATCGTCTTTAGGAATAGCTGGCATATTGGGTTGTTTAACTTCCTCAATGAAAAAATCATCCTCGCCTGCATAAACGGTATCATTTCCTTGAAATTTCTTAATATCAAGAAGTTTCTTTTCATACAGAGAACCCATAACTTTATTCAAATTCTTAATGTGATTTTTCTGTTGTCTAAATAAATATTGAACATCCTTATGGGGAAATTTAGATGGATGTAAATCTAAACCTGGTCTAGGACCACGATCATCTCGCCATGTGGGACTTTTGTACTCAGCAAATAATTCAGTTTTTCTCAAATCACCTCTAATAAACTGACCTGTAGTAGAAATATTACAAGCCAATTCAATAGGTTTGCCTATGGTACACGGTTCAGTTGGTCTTTTTGCAAAAGGAATATCTATAGGATCACTTTTCTTAGTAATTAAACTAGAACAAGCGTTTTCAATATTTCTAAGGTTCTCATTATGTTCTTGAATAGACATAGTTTCTAATTTGTCTTCCCAATTTGAACTATGATTCCATGATTCATTACTACTAGTAGATTCAGATCGTGTGAAGGATTTGTATTGGTGATTACCTTCATCACTATCAGAATTACTAACGGTACATTTACAAAATG